CGCTGGCCGTTTTGAGCCAGAGTGAAATTTCCCGCCGCATGAGCGCAATTTGAGCAAACAAAAAGAGGACTGCTTGCGCAATCCCCCGAGAAAAGCAATTCTATTATACCTAAATTGATGGATTTTGGCAACGTAGAACAGGAGGATGCGCAAAATGACTATCCCGGAAGATATGATGGCGTTAATCGAAGAAACTGCCCGCAAAGCTGCCCGCGAGGGTGCAAAGGAAGTTGTGGCCGAGCAGGCCCGTAAAGCCGCAGGCCGGTGTGACCGCCGGTTGCGGAACACGAAGTTGCTCCTGAAGAACTACCGGATGTTCAAAAAACATTGCACGGGTGCGGTCTATACGGACGAGGCTGGCGAACATGATGGTCAGGAGGAAGAAACCGCACTGGAACTGCTGGACATGATGCTCCAGCGGAACAATGCCATTACGGTTGAATCCATCCGCAACAGCTGCCGGCGCACTAAAATCATGATTCGCCATATCGATGCAATGCTTGGCCTGTACGAAACCTACTGCGCCCAGAGCGACAATGAAGCTCTGAAGCGGGGCCTGCGCATCATCAAGGCCATGTACATTGACGAGACCGCCAAGTCTGTGGAGCAGATCGCGATGCAGGAAAACGTGAGCGCCCGGCAGGTTTACCGTGACCATGATGCAGCAGTGGATAAAATCTCGATGCTGATGTTTGGTATCGACGCATTGGAAATGTCTTAGTCCGATGTCAAAAAGATGTCATGGACGCGTCACGGCAAAAGTGGTACAATAATACCGTAAAATTCTAATCATAGCGCATTGCCCGCCCGGTTTCGCCACCGGACGGGTATTTTTATGCCCAGAAAGGAGGAAAGATACCGCCGCTCCCTAATTTGTTCCGCAACGCCAGCGGAAAAGCAAAGAAGGGAGAAAAAATGAATCAGCAAGTAGTGTATCAGGATATTTCGCAGATCCATCCCTATGAGAACAACCCCAGAAACAACGAAGCAGCCGTTGGTCCGGTAGCCCAAAGCATCAAGGAATTTGGATTCCGGGTGCCCATCTTGATTGATGGAAAAGGCACGATCATTGCTGGACACACCCGCTATGAGGCCGCAAAACGGCTGGGCATGGACAAAGTGCCCTGCATCCGGGTCGATGACCTGACGGACGCGCAGGTCAAGGCGTACCGTATTGCAGACAACAAGGTAGCAGAGGCATCTTCTTGGAATGACGATATCCTCCGCGCCGAAATGGATGCACTGCAGGCGCTGGATGTGGATCTGAGCAGCACCGGCTTCAGTGAAGTGGAACTTGATGGCCTGCTTCGGGATGTGGATGATTCCGATTTTGAGGAATTCTTCACAGAGCCTGCCCAGCAGCCGCCCAAAGTGGCCGATACAGGTTCGGACCCTGAAAGCCAGCAATCTGGACAGCCTGCACCTTTTCAGCCCGCTACGGCGCAACAGAACGGCTCTAAGCTTATCCAATGCCCACACTGCGGAGAATGGTTTGAAACATGAGGCTGTGTTTGGCGGGAACCTTCCCGTCGGAGAAGATTGTGCGGGAAAACAGGCCGGAGTACGTTCTGGAGAGCTTTTTCTATATCAAGCCGTGGCAGGTCGAGGAAATGCCAAAATGGAAGATGTTTCTGCTCGACAGCGGGGCATTCACGTTTATGCACGGGGTAGAGGCTTCGTCAAAGCCGGTGGATTGGGACGGGTACCTAAGCAGGTATATCGAATTCATCAACCGCCACGATGTGCAGCACTTCTTCGAGTTGGACGTAGATATCATCGTAGGCTATGATGCCGTAAAGCGCATGAGAGCCCGCCTTGAAGCTGAGACGGGCAAGCAGAGCATTCCAGTCTGGCATCGCTCCCGCGGCCTTGACGAATTTAAAAGCCTGTGCAGGGACATCCCTATATCGGCATCGGTGGCTTCGCAATCAAGCACATTCAGCCCAGCGAGTACGGCTACATCAAACGGCTGGTGCAGTATGCGAACGCCTGCGGGGTGCGGGTGCACGGTCTGGGCTACACCAAAAAGGACGCGGTTGACTTTGGCTTTTATAGCGTGGACAGCACCACATGGACTACACAGGTCAATTTTGGCGGCTTGTCCTACTTCAACGGCTCAGAAATGGTTGTGGTCAGACCCCCGAAGGGCATGATAGGCGCAGACTACCGGATTCGCCGAGAGTATGCGCTGAAAGAGTGGATCAAATACCAGAAGTACCTTGATACGAAAGGAAAATGGCGTGGATAAAGATATCGTATACCGCGTTGAGGATGGCATGGACAGAGAAAAAATTCTCTGCACCACCTACCAGATGCGGAATTTTTATATGCAGTTCAGAGACGGTTTCTTCACCAATCTGGACGTAATGAACTATATCCAGCACCTTGCCGCCGCCCATATGGCGAAAAAGGGCATGAACGTGCTGGATGTGTGCTGCGGCCGCTCTCTGATGCTCCCACTGCTGCGCTACTACGCAAAGGATATTGCATCCTATACCGGCGTAGACATCAGCAAAGCGAACATCAAAGAGGCTATGCGCGGCGCAACCGCAAAGAACCTTGAACCTAAAGATCTGACTTCCTACTACCCGTTCCGGGTGGGTTGGAAGCTGGGCAACGTTGCTGAGATGTCGAAAGTCATCCCGGCGGGGTTTGCCGATTTTGTGATTTACACCTCTGCCATTGAGCATATGCACCCTACGGACGGCGCAAAAAGCCTTGCAGAATGCTACAAGGTGATGAAGCCGGGTGCAAAGATGTTTCTCTCCTGTCCGAACACCCCGGGCAATGGGTATCAGACCCAGTACCGCGCTCATGTCTATGAGTGGGGCTACGATGAACTGAAAGCCAAGCTGGCCGAAATCGGATTCAGCATTGTGCAGGAGGTTGGTCTGGTCACCAGCGTCCGGGAGATGGACGAGTTCTATTCCAAGCAGGAACCGGCGCTGCGGGACTTCTACACCCGTATGAAAGCCTATGTCCCATCTGCGTTCCTCACAGCCTTTATGGCAATTCCGTTCCCGCGTGAGGCAAAAGAGCTGCTGTTCATCGTTCAGAAGCCGAAAGGAGAAGAAAACAATGGCTAAGTTTGAAAATCGCTACGGCGTGCGTAAAATCGTCTATAAGCAGAAATGCCGGTGCTTCTGCCCCATCGGAAAGACAGACTACACCAATGAATTTACTGTGACTATGGAGCCGGCAGAGATTATTCCGGACTACTGCGAAATCGACAAGTTCATCCGTGAATGTCTGGAAGGCGAAAATCTCGTCATCGAGGAAGCAGCCAGCAAGCTGAAGAAGAAGCTTGTTGAGGATGTGCACCCCAGCTGGATCGTGGTCGAATCTGCGGTGAACGACGCATCCCACGGCAATGTGGTCGTTATGGTATGAGGGGGGCAGGGGATATGAGAAACACCAAAGCTCTATGCCAGACCGCAGTTGTCGCGGCTCTATATGTCGCATTAACCACCCTGAACCCGCTGTCATGGGGAGTTATCCAGTTCCGGGTGGCTAATATGCTGTGCGCCCTCCCGTTCAAGGATAAGCGGTACGCCCCGGCGGTTCTGCTGGGGATTGCAATCGCAAATGCAACGAGTCCTTTCGGCCCGGTCGATGTGCTCTTTGGCCTGCTGGCTGAGGGGACTGCATACGCACTGGTGGTCTGGGGACCGTGGAAAAGGCTGGGGATTCTGTGGAAAGCAGTCATCCTCTCCCTGTCCGTGGCTCTGTTCATCGGCGTGGAACTGTCTATGATGGTCGGCGCGCCGTTCTGGTTGACAAGTGCTGGCCTGTTCGTGGGCACATTCCTGGCCGTGGAACTGGGAAACTTGATGATCTCCAAGACCGCTCTTGCAAAGGTCGTGTGAGAGGGGCGCGGCGCTGGCTCTGCAAAGGGTCGGCGCTTTTTCTTCGGAACAACACAACAGCCCGGGCAGATACCGGGACAGAAAATGAAGAAGGATAGTGGTGGCGATGTAGATGGAAACGCGAGATAAGGCGTTCACCCTTTATAAGAAAGGGATGGGATGCACCGAAATCGCAAAGAAGCTGGGCGTATCGCTGAACACTGTGAAATCGTGGAAGAAGCGCTATTGGGATGCACAAAAGGGTGCACCCAAGAAACGCACCTCGCCGCACCCCAAAGGTGCATCCTCCAGGCGCACCCCGAAAGCCCCGCAGGATGGAAAACCGAAACCGGGTGCACCGCCGGGCAATGTCAATGCAGTTGGCAATCATGGTGGTGCGCCGCCGGGAAACCAGAATGCCTTGAAACACGGCGGGTGGTCCGCTGTAATGTTCGGTGCCTTTTCGGAAGAGAATCAGAAAGCTATCCAGGACTGCACGAAGGATGTGGATGCAGAAGACCTGCTGATACAGGAGCTTCAACTGCTGACTGCCCGGGAGGCCTTTCTGCTTCAGCGCATTTCCGCAGTCCAGGAAAAGAAGCAGCACATCCAGTCGGTGCACACATCCAAGTCCAGCCGGTCGTTTACCCGCTTGGATGAGGATAAGGAAAAAGAGGCCCACGACAAGGAGGTCTACATTGAGCGGATAGATGCCAAAGTCAGTCGGGAAGAAAGGCTCCCCGGCACCACCGTAGAAACATCAACCACCGTTGAATCAAGCTACCTTATCGTGGAACGCTTAGAGCGGCTATTGACCGATGTACAGCGCCAGAAGTCCAAGGTGATACAACAGCTTGCCGACCTGCGCAGAATGAGCAACAGCGGCAAGAACGAGTTGGTAGACGATTGGGTTGCGGCC